TTGTTTTTAGAAGAAAAATCTCCTGCTCGTATTAACCGTATGCAGTGTTCAATTAGAAACTTACTCGAATTTTGTACTCAAGACGATGATGAGTATGATGAATATGAGATTAATATAATGAGAAATATCAAAGGTTTACAAAAAGAAAAAGTTAGAGAAATTCATTTCTTGACAAATGAACAAATTGAGGGCATCTTAGATTACCTCGTCCAGAACGAAAAATATCAACGTGCATTATATTTGTCATTATCATACGAATCCGCTGGCAGAAGGAATGAAGTTCACCAAGTATTAAAACATAATTTTCTGGACGACAATAAAACAAATATTGTGCAGGGGAAGCGCGGTAAGAAGTTTCCATTATTATACTTTGGTAAATCAAAAGAAATTGCAAAACTTTATTTTAAACAACGTGGTGAAGACAATATTGACTCAATGTGGATAACAGGTAAAGGTGAAAATAAAAAACCTGCTTCGTATGAGACTTTATACAATTGGGTAATGACTTTCCGTGATATTGCAAAAGAATTATTTAAAGAGGAAATAGACTTTAATCCTCACTCATTGCGTCACTCTGCACTTGAAAACTATGGTGAGGGAACTCACTATGTATTAAGAGAAATCGGTGTAGATAAACTTGATATTAATATGTTGAAGGTATTAGCAAACCACTCTGATATTTCAACAACTGAATCTTACTTAAAAGACAAAGGTCAAGAAAAACTTTATCAAGCATTAGGCTTACAATAAGGAGTGTTACAAATGGATAAAAAAGTTATACCTGCTCATTCAGATGTAAAACGTTTAGTTGAGGTGGCTCACTACGAAGCTCATGATAAACGTACTGAATCAGCTGAATTTAGACAATCTAAAAAATACCTTCATCAACACAATGTTCCATGTTTTATTAACAACGGCAGATGTGAAGGTCACTTGGAAGTACATCATAATATTATTGAGTATTCAGCATCAACTGAAGTAGATTGGGATAAAGTTAAAAAGGATTTTCCTAATGTTACATCTGTTGATGATTTAGACCAAATGATGGTACTATGCGAGAAGCATCACAGACAGCCTGGATTTGGTATTCACGATATGGAGTATCCTATTTGGATTCTTCAAAAATATATGACTGAAGAAGCATTAGATAAATTCGAAGCTGATGTTAAAAAATACTTGGGAGATGAATAGTCTCCCCTTTCTATTATGGGAGTTTAACTCCCACCATAATTATTTCTCCTTTTGACTAGAGGGCAAAATTGTCTTCTAGTCCTTTTTAAAAATTTAATTATATATTATTCATAAAAAAAATAATCATTCCTCTAGTGTCGTCCAGAATATGTTTTAATTGATTTTATTATTTGTTTTGTTTGTATAATTAATGATATTGTTGCTAAGGTCCCACTAATAGCATGAAATAATGCTACCCACATTATAATCTTCTTACTTGTCATATAACCCTCCTTATATTAAGGAAGGCAGGAATAATCCCACCTCCCATTTCACTAAAACCTTTAATGCAGCGTAGATTGTGTTTCAACTATCTCACCAGGAATAGGAACAACAGGTGCTTTAGCATAAGCATTTTGTGCCTCATCAGTAATTTCTTCTTGCATTTGCTGAACATATTCTTGTGGTTTCAAATTGGACTGCGTTGTATCTTGTCCAGCTAACATCTGTTGTCCCATTTCAATCAAGCGTTTAGTCATTGTACCACCAATCATACCATGTACACGAGCAGGTAAAGCGCCTTTATCTATATTATCGTAATCTTGAATACCAAGTTCCTTAGCAATTTCAAGTTTAAATTGATTCAAGTATTGGTCAACACCTGGAACAACTAAAGCATTACGACGACGATTAGCCACTTAACACCACTCCATTCGGTTTAGTGGTAACAATTAAACTGTACCAATGTTATGGAGGTAATTATTTGTTTAATTGTTACATTATTATTATTTCCACAATTATTTTTATTATTCCACTTAAATAAAAAAAATAGAACCACTTGGGTTCTATTTTAATATTTAAATACTTTAATTGCATTTTCAGGTTTACATTCCATACCTTCCTTAACAACTACAATCTCACGGATCTTTTCAAAATGGTATAAGTCAATTTTTCCTACATTTAACTGGAAGAACAGTTGTTGGTGTATTTGTTGAAGTTGTTGGTCACTCATCTATTTCCTCCAATGTTGCAAGTGTATAGTTTAATTTTTTAATATCATCTTCTAATGATTTAATTTTTTCTTGTTTTTCATCAATGATTTTTTGAACTTTTTCTTTTACAATGTCAATTTCAGTTTTCTTTTGTTTATGAGCATGTTCTAACGATTTTGGTGACAACCAGCTCCCTGTCTCAACTAACCAAACAACGTTTCCATTACCATAATATTCTACTTTTGATACCGTTGCAATGTATTCTCCGTTTGAAAATGTTGTACCGTTTTTCTTTTTAACTTTATCTCCTGCTTTTAACATTTAAATTACCTCCATTAATGGGCATGATTTAATGCCTTCCTTATATTTTATTTTTCCACTTTTATATGCTTTTATAAACTTATTTACAAAATCAGGATTGTAAAACTCGAGAACCTTATTATAATTTTCAATAGCAAAATCTCTAAACCAACCTGACGTTAAAGTTGTACAGATCCTTTTAACAGCACGAGTATAACAGTCATGATAATCATTACAATTTTCACCGTGTTGAGGAATTATATAACGTTCAAGTGCTATTACATATGCTTCCTCCATTACTGCACGAACCTGGGTCGAATATGGAAGTTTGAAAAACATATCCTTTTCACACCATGCTTTTGATATGTCTTTTTGCATCATAGTATAGACAGGTTTATCATAATGAGCCATTACTTCATGGATATGGTCATGAACAAAATATGTTTGAACAGGTAATTTGGAACTAAAGAAATCTTCAGTTGTAACATTTAATTTAGGAGTTCTTTGTTTATTTCGCTCCTTAGCCTCATTAAATCTAAGGTTATAGTATTCCTCCATAAGAGGCGTTTTATGTAAGGAGCCAATTCGTTGTTTCATAAACTGATAGTCATTCATATTCTTTTCAAAATGAATAGGGTAAGTGAGGTGAGAACGTTTCGTTAACATTAGGTAATCAGGATCCAAAGTATTGATTAATTCACCAAAGAATCCCATTCTAGTTCCGTAGCAACAATCACCCTTGTGGTCTAACAACCACTTGGATGATGTTCCTTCAAAACCTAACTCAATTTCATATTGAACTCTTTTTCCATCTTTTTCTACAATAGCCTTATATTTATGGTCAGAACGCGGTATTAAAGTTTTAATATACTGTTTATACATTACAGCCCAATCATTAAATTCAATTAGACTCATAATAACATCATAATCGGTTTTTTCAGTAATACGTTGTGGAATTAAAAATTGATAAGCCATTGCTCTTGAGCCAATAATAATCATTTTAGGTTCCTCCTTATTTTACCACTCTGAACTCTCATCTTCTTCATATTCTGATTCATCATAATCAGATGAATAATCTTCCTCATAGTAACTACTTGATGATTCTTCCTCAGAATACCCGTCAGTATCATCATAGTTTTTATCAGCAATAGTTTCAGCATCAATAGTAAATGGAAGTTTATGGAATTTAGCAAATTCTCTAATAGGTCTGAGTTTTGTTTCAATTCGACTAACATATTCATTATACCAATATGAGTTATTATTGGCTTTTGCCCATGTCTCAACTTGTTTAACCTCATCAGCAATATGTTGCATTTTTTCTTGAATATTCATTTTACATTCTCCTTTTGTTTTTTAATAGGTTTTCTACGTCTTTCCCAATCAGGAGGTGTAGCATCTCTGTCAGTAAAACCAAAGTTGAGAACAGACTCATATTTATCAAATTTGCTTTTAAATTTTTGTTCCATAGTTATTCCTCTTTTAACATTTCAATAAGAACATTAATTTTACCAATAACAGTAGAAATATATTGGTCCTTAAAATCTGTATAACTTGTTTGATATGCAGAGTTCAAATTATTTTTTATTCCTTCCATTACTGAAAGCAATTTTTTATCAGTTATTTCCATTATTTCTCCTCCAATATAAAATTTATATTTTATTGCAAAATTAGCTCCCAGAAACGTTGTCTAGTCAACCCCGACGAAGTTCTAATTCACTAGATTTAACAATTTCAAGAATTTGACCACTTCCATTACATACATCATTGTTATGGAGACCAATATGAATTAATTCCTTAAATCCATTAACTTTTTCAAATGTATCAAGATCTATTGCCATATAAGTAAATGGGTGATTTGTTTCATCCCGTACTATAAGAAAATTTCCTTTTTCACAAACTATCAAATCACCGATATCTGCAGTACGTCTAACGTTATTTTCAATATTAACTTTCATTTTAAATTCCTCCTATTTAATAAAGTTTTGCATATGTTTTCTAAATTGTTTTAAATCTTCAAATTCCTTATACTCATCTTGAGTGAGTACAAATACTTTCATTGTATATTCAGTTCCTGCTTGATTACGTGGGTCATACCCATAATAGAAAGGCCTTTGAACTGTAATATAATCAAGATTTTGTTTAACCAATTCTTCAGACAATGACCTTGCTAAATTTACTTTAATATATCTTTCAATATCTTTTTTAGCCATTGGCCTTACAAGCATCATATCATCAACTATCGTTCTCGCTACTAACTGTTCCATCTTTTTCCAACTCCTTATCAAGTTCATAGAACGTTTGTTCTAATTTATCCTCCAACTCAGTAATTTGAGATTTGTAGGATTCAATACGCTTTTTTAATAATTCGATTCTTGTCATTTTATTTCACACTCCACATAGTTAAGATAAATACAATTGCAGTAAAAGCATTGACACCATAGAACCATAAAAAATCACTTAATGTAATATATTCCTCACCAAAGAAAAACATATTAATTTTTTTCATTTTTTCTACACTCCTTAGCAGGCTACATAACCCATTTCACGAAGGATTCTAGCCATTTTTTCTTTGAACTTATTATATTTTTTATTAGCGCCTTGACGACTCATACCTAATTCGTCAGCAAGATCCATAATTGAGAAATCCTTTTTATTTATCATTGATTTCAACATAAGTTTTTCACAAGGTTCTAGCGTTTTTTCTAAATAATTCATAAGTTCCTTGAAGTGAATTGATGTTAAGTTCTCATCCTCCTCGCCTAAAATATCGGCAAGAGTTGTTGTATTTCCATCGCTTCCGCCAATTTCCTCGTCAATCCTTTTTAATAGACCGTTATGACTTCTTTTCTTTGCATACATTTTCATTGTTGCTCTATGTACACCATGTTGCAACCTAGGTACGAGATATGTAGAAAAAGCATTTTTTCCATTGTAGCGGCGATATGCTTCCCAAACTTGAATACGAAGTTCTTGCATAATTTCCTCCTTTTCAGGTTTATTATAAATAAATTTTTCTATCGCTTGGTTAGCAAATTTGTTAACCATTTGGTCAAATTGTTTAAGAACATCCTCATAATTCATTTGTTTAATTACACCGTTACTCAAAATAATTGCTTTTGTCATTGTTTAATTCTCCCCTCAGGTTGTCAAAATAGTTTTTGTTTGGGTTACTAAATGTTATACCAATATATTAATATATTAATATTGTAACATAATAGTAACCACTTTGTAAACTAGAATTTTTAATTTATAATACTGATTTTTATATCTCTAACACCAAAATTCAAACAAGCATTAATGGAACTAAGGTATAAGTCAACTTTATGACCTTTAATTGCATTACCTGTATCTTCAGCGATATAAGTACCATTGAGATAACTATATGGTTCAGGAAATTCTACTCGAAGTTTAGTACCCAAAGGTATTAAATTATTATCAACTGCAATAGTTCTACCTTGTGAAGGAACTGTTCCTGAAGCCGTTTTATTTCCCCATTTTCCGCTAGTATAGTCATCGCCTACAGTATACGCACTTGCACTAAATGTCATCCACCTGGGACTTTCGTCAATCTGTTTTTTCAATTGAGTTATCTGTTCAGATTGACTTTGCAATTGTTGGTCCTTCTCATTAACTTTACTTTGGAGGGCATCATTTACATCTTGAAGTTCCTTAGTTTGTTTAGTAACCTTTTCTACGTTCTTTTCTAACTTTTTGTTTTGGTTGAGTTGCATATTGTACTTATACCGCAACTGTTCAACCTGGTCCTTGGTAGTATTAATTGTGTGGGCTTCAGTAATCATGCCTGACAATAATACCGCTGTTACCGCAGTTGTAACAATTAGCTTCTTCATCAAATCACTCCTTGTTTTATTGGTGACTACCGTCACATATATAAATTATATATAAATGACGGTAATCTGTTAACCAGTTCAAGAGTTTGTAAAAAAATTGTAATATTAATAGTACGAAGGTTCAGTTTTGTCATCTCTTAACTGCAAGAATACAGGGAACCTAAGTGATAATCCGCCGTTTTGATTTTTACTTTCCTCAAAATATTGAACTTCAGCAATTTTGCCAACGAGATTCAACCTTCTCGACCAAAGTTCAGCACGGTCACCATCAGTAAAACCTGAACCTACATTGACTTTATACCCTTTATAATCAACAATTAAAGAACCTAACAATCCTTTTACCTTGCGGTGTTCCTCAAAACCAATAATTTTTAAATCAGCCGAATCCATTTTTTTAACTTTTAACAGGTCATCAGTTCGTTTTGTTTGGTACTTTCCATTAGCCGTATTTACCATTAAACCTTCATACCCTTGATCTGTAACACGTTTTAGGTAATGAGCAATTACGTCTTTATCATCGCCTATATAATAAACAGGTACACACTCAATTAATTCAGGTTCATAGATGTCAATGGCTGTTTGGAAATCATAATATCTTTCTTCCCAACCAGTTTTCGATTTACCTGCAAAAAATTCATCTACAGGCAGCATGTCGAACATAATAAATCTAATATTCTCCTTAGGACCATCAGCACGAACGATTTTTTGAGTTAGACGGAATAAATCATCAGATGTCATGCCATTTTCAATATGAACTAATTCACCATCATAAACCATTCCTGTTGGAAATTTTTTAAATTCATTTTCTAATTGATGAAGTCCTTCAATTGGTAATCCTTTTCGTGAAAAGAATTTGGGACCATCTTCACCATTAAAAACAGTACAACGAATACCATCAAGTTTTAACGACACTCCGAAACGACCTTTAATCTTATGTTTTTCATCTTCATATTTCTTCGCAAGTTGTACAGAATATTCAGGAATGAAATTTTTACCCAATACTTTATTAATTGTTTTAAGTGAAATTCCAATCTGAATATCTTTTGTAAATACACCTTTCAAAAACTCATGAGTTTCTTCAGGTTGTTGAGCAATCCATGATTTCATAATTCTAATAACTTTATCACTACCTGAATTATTTGATTTAACATAATTAAACATTTCTTTAAGTGATTTGTTATCTGAAATATTCATTAATGGAAGATTTTTTTCCATTTTCTTTTTTGCTAATCCTGTAATAATATAAGGATTAAAAACAAAGTTTAATGTTTCTTTAAACAGTTCACTTTCATCCCCAAACCTTTTAATTAAAGGCTGTTTTGAATTTCCTGTAGCTTGTCCGATTTCTTCGAACTGATTTTTTAATGTAATTAATTCTGACATAATTTTCCTCCTTATCGTATGTACGAGTTAAAATTTATATGCCTTGGTTTTACATTGTATTTCTTTGCTATAATATCAGATTGTTTATTGAAAGCAAGTATATAAGGAATTATTTCAGCATTTGCTTCTGCACGAGTAATTAAATTCTTTTTGTAAAGTATTCTCGCTTCATCTGCACGTTGTTTTAATACCTTAAACTGTTCGTTCATTTTCAATCCTCCATCATAACGTTTACCACAATTTAATATTAACATATTTTTCATATAATGTAAATATGTTCCAGAATCTTTTTTTCTCAGAATATTAAAGATTGGTCAATTTCATTTTCCTCAATAATAAGTTTAACTTTAAATAACCTTATCCCTGGGACATTATCAATCAGCCATTTTACTTGACTACTATCAAGCATATCATCAGCCTCTGCTAGTTTTTTACTAAACTTAACCACATCAATATGAGCCCAGACGTCTTCTACAAAAAGATCTCCCAGCTTTGCATAATATAGTTGTTTTTCTGATACGTCGCTGATATTTTCTAAATTCAGTTCCATTTCAATACCTCCATTCGATTTAATTTAATTATAACATAATATGAAAATTTTGTATACTAGAAAATAAAAAAAGAAATCGAAATTATTTCTTCGATTTCTTGTTAACCTTCCTTATTTCTTTTAACTTTTCAATAGTTATCCATCCACCATGTTTTTTAACAAAGGTTAAAAGAATAAGTTCTTGAGGAAATTTTGCTTCAAATAATTTTCTTTTTATTTTAAATACTTCAGTTTCAGCACCTTTAATGTCTATAGTTTCTATACGTCCACCTTCATATAAAACATCAAAATCTGCTTTGTATTCAATCTTTCTGAATGTTATCCCTCTTTTAACAAACTTATCCTGAAGAAGGAATTTGGGCTGTAGACGAAAAGCAATTACATTAGGTTGCTGTTTTAGATATAAAAAATAATCGGCTTCCATTTTAGAATCAAACTTGATACCATCAATTATAACCTTTTTTGCACCGTATTTATTAGTCAATTATACCATCTACCAATTCAACAATATCTTTATGAACTTCCTCCGGAGTACCCATTCCGTCAACTATATTTTTAGAATACCAGAAAAACAAAGATCTTACTTCATTTAATAGAGCAAGGTCAGACTCGTATCGGTCGTTTTCTCCCCATTTGCCTTTCCTTTTCATACTCTCTTCACCCGGTATATCAATGAATATATTTAAATCTGGTTTTCTCATAAACCGCTGGAGTTGAAGTACCCATGATTTTTCCATATCATTTGCAAGCGAGTATACAAATTGTGACATTGTATACCTATCCAAGACTAAAAAATCAACATTATTTTTCTCTAACTTATCAAACCACTCTTGTTGTGCTTGCTTATCGGCTGCCATAATCAATTCAATTGTAGTTTGACTGACATTCCATTCCTTACGCAACCACTTCATTATTAGTTCGCCAGTAGGGGTGTCATAACGATGGAATTCAGACTGAACAACATTAAATCCTTGGTTCCTTAAATGTTCAACAAGCATATTTGTTTGAGTATGTTTTCCTGATTTATCAAGACCTTCAATTGCAATTATTTTCATTTTACTTTTATTATTATCTTCAAGTGTTGCGTATTCCATTTTTTAAGACCTCCATAGAAAGTAAAAGGAACCCGAAGGTTCCTCAATTATTTAACTAATTCTTTAGAATCATCAATTACTTTTCCTTTTGTTGCAGCCAATGAGTTAATCATCGCTACTCCATTATTAGGTTTCCAATCAGTACCTACTCTGTATACATTTCCGTTATAATCAACAATATCACCAAGTTCAACTTTGCTATCATGTTCAGCGGTTAGTAATAATGAAGGAATTTCAATATCTAATGCACGGTACAAAGCAATTGCTTTACCAATATGGATATTAAATACATCAGATGGGTCACATTTTGCAACGCCTTTGCTATATAAGTCACCCGATACAACACCTTTTAGTAGTACAACCACAGTACGTTTTTCTTTATTAATAAAGAATTTGGCATCAGTTAGAAAACGACCTTTCGCTAAATAATGTAGTTTATTAGATGATTTTTTGAGAGTTTCAATTGACTCTTTTGCGAACTCAATAGCACGTTTACGTCTTTCACTAACACTTTCAACTGGTTCACTAACGGGCTTACTAACAGGTTCATTAACTTTAACATTTTCACCAACAATACGATTTCTCAATTCTTTATTTGTTACTTCGATAAGATCAATTAACTGTTCCTTTGTTAACTGTTTTAAAAGATGAGTATTTACGAAATGAGTATTAGTTGTCATATTATTTTTCCTCCATTAATTGTTCACGGATATTTTGAATTTCTACATAAGGGAAATTGCTTTCGGCTTGTTCAATAAGTAATTCAATATTCATTTTAATTACCTCCGATTAATTAGTACTTCCAAATCCACCCTGACGTTCTTTATTTACAGTATCATTATCGGCTTTTAGAAATTGAGCGAATACACCTTGGCCTATTCTATCACCTGGCGCAATAGTTTTATCAAGAATACCAAAGTTAATAAACTGAAACATGATATGACCATCATTATCAGGGTTCTCATAATAATCCGAATCAATAACGCCCACTCCATTTCCAAGCAATAAGAATTTTTTCAATGGATTTGACGAACGGTTATACAGATATAATACTTCATCTGTTCCCATATAAGATTTAACTCCTGTAGCAACTAATGTTGGTTTGAATAGTTTTTCATCAACTTCATTTCCGCCACTAAAAATTTTATTGAAGATATATTTGAAACCTTGTTTCCAAATTGAAGGGATTGTAGTATATTCAGCGGCTTCAAAATCATAACCTGCAGCATTTTTTGTTTGTCTTGCTGGTAAATTAATTCCTTTTTGTTCAAAACCTTTCGCAACTTCAAATCCACGTACTTTATTCATTTTTATCGTACCTCCACGTAATTAATTTCTTTAACTTCAACTTTTTTAATATTCCCATTATGAGTAACATAATGCTTAATTAGTTCATCAATACTATTTTTTCTATTTCCTATAGCGAGTGTTCCATTTTTAACATTTTGGACGCCAAATTCATTGTTTCCTACCTCAATTATTCTTCGTAGTTCTCCGTCCTCATTAATAAAGAAATTACCACAATCATAAGTAATATCAATAGGTTTTCCAATATTTTTAATAATCATTTGATTTTACCTCGTTTTTTTAAATTTAAATATATTGATAAAACTTGATTATCTGACATTTTATTAACCTTCCGTTCCCAAGGTGTTCCTTTATATTTTCCTGCATAAGCAAATATAACCTCAGAACGCATTTGACTTGAACTCATTATAATCACCTTCGTAAATTAAATAATGATTATGAAATAATAACTTATTTCTCAAACAGTTCATAACATAATCCATACCATTTGGCTTTGGAAATTGTTTCCTCCAGTTTCCTTTCTTTACTTCATCAACAGATTGAAATATTTCAATTATATTGCCTTTAATATCAACAAGTAATACTTTCTTTTGTTGAGCAATTTTATTTGCTATTCCAATTTTTTGTTTAGCCTCATTTGTATGAGTATAAGTTTTTCCAAAGAAAGGAGCATTTATTCCTGTTTTACCAAATACAGGATTTTTATTACCTTTCATACCTTCACTTATTTTATATTTAATAATTTCAATTTCTTCATTTGTTTTTCCTGCCCAAGAATTACCACCTAATCCACCTTCAGCAATATTATAATACATATTACTTTTAACAGCATTTCTTGAACGGATAAACAATTTTTCAGCAAAATTCAATTCACTTTCGTTATAAGCAATATATATGATTTTTCTTTTAAAGTTTTTATTACCATACTTTCCTATTGCTTTTTTAATTACTGTACCACTACCTAAATACTTATCATTAAAATTAGTATGTTGGCCAATATACTTTTTACCATTTAATAAATTTTCTGTGACGTAGATGAACCCATAAGGCTCATCTACAATCATTTGAGAGGTCATTTTTTCTACACCTCATCAAAGTACATACCGAATGCATCTTTTTCAGAAACATGGTCAATAACAACAGTTACTTTCCAATATTCCATACCTTTTTTAACCTTTTTGTCAATTGTTGACTTTTTAATTGTATATTCGGCTTTATAATCCTCAACCACACGTTTTGCTTGTGATTCAGATCCTACCATGTGAGTAAAAGATTGACCTAACAAAATATTTAAATCATTCATTTTGTAACCTCCATCGTTTTAATTTACATTGTGATTATACGTAGAATTTTTATTGTTGTAAACCAAAGTATTAATAAATTTTTCAATATTTTCAACTTTAATTAATTTACCATCAACCATAAAAAAATTATAATCATTTTCAGGTTCTGGAGTTGCTATTGCTGTTTGCATTATTTTCTCATACCTTTCATGTCTTTTACTGCTTTGTTTATTGCATTAACAAATGAGGCGCCATTTTTAGGGAAACGACTAACTGTTGATATAAGTAAATTTTTCATCCTATAATACGCTGTAGGATTTTGTTCAAGATATTCTATCTTTTGTTTCATTTCTTGTCCATTATCAACATAAAGCCACTCAAATGATTTATCATATCTTGACATTATTTTCCTATCACCATAAGTTGAATGGAAGAACGGAATTATACCAGCTCGAACACTTTCAACCCATTTACCTGAAAAGTCATTAGGAATTATAGGATAGCAGAAAGTATATTTAACAGAAGGTAAAATATCTTGTAATTCTTCAAAGTTCACAGGACCTTTATACCTTTTATCATGACCTGCTAATTCCCATTTTCCATATACTGCAATTTCATCTTCACCAAATTGCTCAATAATATCTTGAATTGCAGCTACACGTTTTTTATTATCATATTGATGAAAGAATAAACCAACTTTTTGAGTTTTTTCCTCGTTATACCTAAATGTGCTGAATTTAGGATCAAGTAAATATTGAAATTCGGCAGCAGCGTAACGTAAATCTACTTTATGCTTAACCATTGTTTCTTGGTCCTCATAGGATTTCATTCGTTCGATTTCTACAACACCTTCTCTAACACCCAAACTAATTTTCTCAGGATTAATTAAATCGCGAGCAGGTAGAGGCATATACCTTCCATCTGATGTAATTGTTAACCAATCTATTTTTGACTCATTTAAAAAATATGTTATTGGTGAGCAATAATTAACAAGTGATGCAAGAGGTTGTCTTAGTTTTGAGTAGTCAGGTTTTTTTGTTTTTCTATCTAAGCAATATATTTTATTTGGTATACTTAGAGAAGCCATCCCACCGTGAATTATACAATAATCTAAATTTTTATTTTTTAACTGTTCCCAAATCCATGTTGTTGGGTCGTGTTGCTTAGGATTGAAATCTTTCCAACAATCAATTACATTATTATGTGGAAACCATTCTTTCCTAATATCATCTGACACCCTACTGAAATCAGATTTACCAATTAAATAGTAAGTAGTATTAGGTTGAAGTTTTGCAATGGCACTTATTAATATTGGTGCTTCATTATTTCCCGCATTTTCTTTCCATTTTTTTCTATCAAAATATATTGAACGGCCCATTTTCCCGAAGCCAACCCTACTCATTGTTAATACCTCCTAATTTTTTATCACTAAAACTTAATCCTGTTTTAATACAAGTACCACCACTTTTTCTTAAATTTCTTATTAATTTATTACTTGTAGTAAGAGAATAAGCACGATATTGTTTATAAAACCAATGAACTGTCTCATCAAAAGTATTACAAACTTTTATTAATTCACTACCTTTATAAATATAAACTTTCTTTGCTGATGGATTCTTACCACCTTTTACTTTATTACTAATTTTCTTTTTTTGTTCGTCAGAAAGTTTTTTACCAAACATATGATGGTCTTTACCTGTAAATTTGCCTTTCCTTTCTTTACTTCTATTAAGTTTGCTTTCATCCGACCATTTTCTTCCTTTATTTGCATTACTTATAATTTCGCCAAATTGTTTTAATTCCTCTTCTGTTTTCCCAGCTAATGTATTACCACCATGCCCACCTTCTGCTATATTATAAAAATTATCAGAATGTATAGCATTATAAAAATCAATCCAATACTTTTCTTTTTTATTTAATTCATTTTCATTTTTAGCAGTATCAATAATATCTCTTGAAAAGTTTTCTTTTCCATATTTATTAATAGCACGTTTCAAATGTAAGCCTGAACCTAAGTAATTTTTACTACCTGGTTTATATTTACATTTGCCAATATATTTTTTATTATTAATATTGTTAGTTGTAATATAAATAAACCCATATTCCAAATTAAACACCTCCATAATTTAATTATATATTAAATTATGAAAATTGTAAATGGTATATTATTAGGCTGCGTTTGCATTTGCTATTGCCTCCTTTAAAATATCTTGTGCTTCAAACATTCTTTCTACAATTTTATTGAATTTTCCATCAGGTATATTATGTTCTAAATCATCTGGAAGTTCTAACATTTTTCTAAAATTATCTTCTGTTAAAGATAAAAATTTATTTGTAATTTCAGGTACTTTATGCCATGTTTGATGAAGGTCATTAATGTTTTCAGAATAAAAACTTTTCCAAGGATATGATAGACCGTGGTCAATTAAGAATATACAATCATCTATAAACCCATAATTATGATGGTGCCTATCATCATTTCCAATTATAGCGTCAAAGAACTTCATCATATCTAAATCTTTTTGCTCTTCAATTCCTACATAATCTGCAGAATCAATAAAACATTCTTCCCACCAGTGAACTGAACACAGGTTATTTTTTAAACCTAAAAGTGTGCCACAATCAATTAATTTGACTTTGTTAACAGGAATTTCTAATGCTTCACCTAATTTGTATGCAAAGTATTCTGCAAGTATCTCAGTCGGCCTATAATCTGTTTTAATCAAAACCTTTTTACCTTCTACATAACCGAATGTTTTTTCACTTATCCCATCTGGTGTTTCCTCATCTGATTTAATAATATTATATTTTTCCAAACTGCTCATAATAATACCTCCATTCAATTAATAAATTAAAAAACACATTACAATTATATATATGTAATGTGTTTTCGTAAACCATATAAAATTCTTTTTATTTATATAATTCATTAAAATAATTTTCTTTGAACACTTTTTCATACCACTCATTTTGATAGTGTTCAGGCTTTACATAGTGATTATAGAGTGCCCAAAATAGTTCCTTATATTTTTCAGGGTTATTTTTATAATATTCAATCTTTTCTTCAATATCAATATTATCTCTAACCGTTAATAGTTGTTTAAATAATAACGGAATTTGAAGGCAATCAACATCATAGTCATTAGCTAATAAAGGAATAACGCCATTTGCTAATGAAGAATAAATCCTAAAGTTTAAAGAATCATACTTACCATAAAAGCATTTTAAAATAATTGTAAACATATAATCCTTTTGTTCCTCGTGATACTCTTGTTGAGATACAGTAGGTTTAACATTCTTATTGACAGAAATACTTCTAATAACATCTAACGCCTTTTCATCTTTTATCTTTTTACCTTTGAATTTCTTTGTTTCGAGTGGATCCTTAATCTCTGTACAAGTAATAGTGGAAGTACCATCAGTTTGAGTACGAATAGTAGCATCACAATTAAGGTCATTAAAATAACGTACCCAATCCGCCAAGCGGTAACTAACATCATAAGGAAAAGTTCCGCCAAAGATAAAATCATGTTTTTTATTATTGAGAATATCATTTAACTCATCCTTTGTCAATTGTTTTTTACCAAAGGCATCTTGAATCTGCGCAGATGGGAATTCTTTAAAATCCCTCATAGGTCCTCTATCATCATTTACAAAGTAAAAACATTTAACATTTTTTGTAAGAGGATTTACCTTAGCAGACCATGGGTACCATATTGAGCTAGTATCGTGACAGAATGAGTAATGCCATAAATTTGGATAGTCCCTCATAAGTCTTGTGAGGAAGTATAAAGGATACATACATCTCTGACTAATCATTCGGAACGAGAAGAATTGACGTTCCCCTGTAAGTCGTTTACGGGCTGTTTCCATGGCTCCTGCTGAGAGTTTTTCAGTTCTTTCATCGTATGGTATAATTTCGTGATTCCTTTCATATACAAGAAAAAGAGCAGAAGAAATAGTGCCAACGAGATTATTAAATATCCATGGCTCACCATGAATGAGGTTAGTAAACAAAGTATCCATATACTTATAAGTATAATTGTATGCGGCTTTATCATCATCATATAACTCCTGTTCGCCTGTTTCAACTCTCATAAACCTTCCTGAAGCATCAAGATTAATAAGTATACAGTCTTTCAAAATAGGTGTTTGTAATGCTACCTCTATCCAGGCGCCTCTTGAACTTGATGAACGGGCAACGAGGAAAACATTGAAATCTTTTTGTAAAATTTTAACAGTATTAAGTATATATGAATATGACAAGAAATTAGTTTTCTTGCCGAGATTTCTCTCGAGCAAGAATAACATAATATTCTTTTTATTAGGGTTGTCTTTATGGGAATTAATAATTTGATAGGTCATTTGTTTAGGGCCTCCTCAATCGAATTAAAGAAAGCATATTGTTGTGCTTCAAACAAAGCATCCTTATTGCCACAGTCGAACCATTGTTTGGTTAATGTTCCATAACTAAACTTTTTACGATTAATATATTCATTTAATACATCCACAATTTCATATTCACCGCGTCTAGAAGGTTCCAGTCCTTTAATAATTGACCATAATTGTAAATCGTATATTTGTATCCCACAAAATGCTAGGGAGGATTTAGGGTTTTCAGGTTTTTCTACAATTTTATTAATACTTAAATCTTCATCAAACTCTAGCACAGCGAATCTCTTTAGTTCCTCTTTATCATTAAAGAATTTAGTTGTAATAAAACCTCCGCCTTTATACATTTCTAAGAATGGCATTAAATTATCATAAATAATATTATCAGCGCACAATACAACTACGTTAGTTAGTCCAGCCCAATCTTTAGCCTGATACAGAGCATTCGGAACTCCCAGCGGCTCATCCTGATAAAAATATGTAAATTTAACACCATATTTTTTACCTGATTTGAGATAGTCCATTGTTTCACCAGCAGACTTTGTACCAAGAATAATTGCTATATCAGTTATTCCTGCATCTTTTAATGATAGGATAGAATATTCTATCATGAGTTTATCATAAACAGGACATAAATATTTATTATATACATCTGTTATAGGTGATAGGCGAGATCCTCTACCACCTGCGAGTATAATACCTTTAAAGTTTTTCAAATCTAAAATCCTCCGTATTAACTTTAATAATATCTTTTATTTTAGCACGAGTTGCAGCAGTAATACCAATCTCATTATCCTCAAATGTAATTACTTCATCAGGATTAACACCTAACATGAGCATTGTATAATTATATGCTTCTGGTGAGGGCTTCGCAGCGCCCAAAATATCAGATGTTGTAATATAATCAGCATAATATAATAAACCTAATTTTTCAAGTACTTGTTGAATACTTGTTCTACGACCATTTGATACAAAAGCAATATAATATTTCTCAACATTTTGTTTAATAAAATTAATGAGTTCAGTATTGGGTCTCATAAATCTATCTAAACAAAAACCCAATAATGCTTGTTTATCCTTAATGATTTGATGCGCTTGAGCACCATAACCTATTGCTTCAACAGTTTCCCTCATTAATACATTACCACCAAAAGGGGCATATGTTTTATGAAGTTCAATATCAAAAGGAACATTGTTTAAATGGAATGCTAACTCATATGCTTTATTATGTGCTGGCATTGTATCAGCGATAGTACCGTCTACATCAAATAGTAATGCTTTCTTGTTTTTTAAGTTCAGATTTAACATTTAAATATTCCTCCACTACCTCATTTAATAATTCTATACCAATTGCATAACAGACTGCTGTTATATTTCCATTTTCTTTTAATCTAAAAGGTGTCATTGAAATGAAGTGACTTGCCTCATAAAATTTTGTAATTAATTCCCAATGCTCATCTTCAATTTCATAATACTGAGGTATTAGTTCACGAAGCTCATCATAAATAGCATTGAATTTTTCTACACCATCAAGTATCTCATAATTGATAACATCAGTATAACCATCTGACCAAACTCTATAATTACCATCAAAAAGTAAATCATATTTACCATGACAACTTTGATAAAGTTTGCTAATATCATAATAAATTGAGTCAGCACCTTCACCACGTGGGTCTATTACAACCAAATCATATTCATCAGCAAGAATGTTTTGGAAAGTAAAATCACCATGAGACCTATATAATTTTTTAGGTGATAATAACTTAATTAGCCCAGGTTCGTTTACAATAAACTCTAATATTCTATGAAGATTTTGACATGACTTTCCATTTATATCAATTGAATCATGTTTGTAAAACTCATAAGGTTGTAGTGATTGAGTTCTTTTTACCATTTTTTGTAAATGATTAACTAATAAATAATCATGTTTAGGTTCTTCATCTACAGGTTTTGCTATTAATGACCCTGCTTTTAATATATCATGAAGAATCATTCCATCAATATCTTCCTCATTAAGTAATAAATCAAGAAAAGTACCAAGTTCTACATATTCCATATCATAGTAACCAGAGTCCTTCCCAAACACAAAAAATGAAGTATCAGGCATAACTCCTGGTTCATCATTTCTACAAAAGTCAAATTGCCATTTCCATTGCTTATAAAGTTTTTCAATACCTAACCCATCTTTATCATTGGCCGCAATTTTCCTAACATATTTTTGTCCATATTTATCGACTAAAAAGGTTCTTGCCATACTTCCACCTTTAAACTCTTTTAAAATATTGACTTTACCCATATGACACCTCCATTTAAATATATCAATATTATATATACTTTTTAATTATATGTAAACCAAATATATTTTAATTTTAAAATAGAAATTTTTTAATTTCAGTTTACAGATACTATTTTTTCCATTATAATAATGAATGTAATGAATTATTATATTAATACTAATAGTAAATATATTAATTACTTGTCTATTAAATTGTCGGACTGTTCCGATAATTGGGAAAATAAAAACGCCGCCTAGGCGACGCTTGTTTCGGTTTTTGATACTCTTATTCTTTTTCCTGTAAATACAGCACCTTCATTAAATACTTTATTTATAAGTTCAATAGCAAATTCAATAGCATCCTCACTGTAAAGTTTAATTTTATTTTGTACAAAGTTTCCAGTTACCTTTGAATTTATATCAATAATTTTTCCTTTAAATGTTTCAAGTTCAGTAATTTTATCTTCTAATAAGTAACCTTCATTAGTATCAACATATAAAGTAATAAATGAATTTTTATTTAATCTTATAGCACCAATTCCTTTATTTTTATCGGCTGTTTTCATCAGTAACCAACCTGGTTTTTCAGCAAATATTAGTTTTACTTTCTCTTCGCAAGTCATTTCAATAATTTCCTTAATAATACTTAAATCTGTTTGAACAGCCATTACATTCATCCTCATTTCATATTTTTATTATTATATACATATTTTATCACTTTTAAACGCTTTTTTAAATATTTTTTTATTAATTTGTATATGTATATAATAACATCATATGAAAATTATGTAAATAGGATTTGTCTTAAAAACATTCTCTTTTCTAAACAAATATCGACAAAATACGACAAATGGTAGAGATTCGTTAATCCCTACCATCCGTTCGTTATATCGCATTATTTACCGATACCATATTGTTTTGCTTGTTCTTTTGTTAACTCTACCTTTGTTCCATCATCTTTAATTAAATATGATGGTTTTTCAATTGTTGTTTCTTCACCGTCTGGTCCAAAAGTTGTAATTGTTGACCCAACCTCAATATTTCCTGCTCTCAATATTCCACCGCTTAATGTTAATCTCATTTAATTTACCTCCGTAATATATCCTAGTTTTGGATCTTCTTGTCTTTTATGATTTATTCCAAGTTTTTCTAAATACATTTGCTCAATTAGTTTTGAATCGAAACCTAAGAATAACCCAACATTCATTAGAAAGATAAAAGCATCAATCCATTCTTCTCTTCCTTTTTGAAAATTTTCTATAACTTCGTATTTAGTTAACCCTGAATAATCTTTCCAGGGTTTATGATATGGAAGTTCTCTTTCCATTTCAAAAAGTTCTTCCATTGTAAAATGTGAATGAGTATGGATTAAAGAAGAGACCGTTTCAATATCGGTCTGCTCTAATCCTTCAAATCCAAACTTCTTTTGAAACTCCGCTTGTTTATCAAGTACCATTTGCAACGTATTTATCATACTAATTCCTCCTATTTAACTAAAAGAAGTTGTGGTTTTTCCAGCTCAGAGACCTCATCTTCAACAAAGGATGTAATATCATATGCAAAGTCATCAGTGTCTTGTAGGTATTCTGGTGCTCCTTCAAATTTATAACCTGTTTCATCAATTACATTAGATAGTTCAAGTGCAGCCAGTTGTAGTTTTTTAAGTGCCTCGATAATTTGTCCTTTGTTAGAAGATGTTGCCGTCATCTTATTTCCCCCTGTTGTTTAAATAATTGATATGGAACATTTGTTTCCATTCATTCGATTACATAAACAATTATATAAAAATAATGTAAAAATGTAAACATAAAATTTCAATTTTATACATTTTTTTTATCAATATGTTGATTTTTTTACTGAGAAATTACAATATATTGATAGAAATTACAGATTTTCTATATAGTTGTTTACCGTTCGTTATAAAATCTGTAATAAATGGGATCCCTGGAACCATACTTTTTTAATGTTTTTTGTATCAATGTATATTTATATTAAAACATATTCTGGTGACGAAAAAACATCACCAGAACGTCCCTAAATATGCTTTTTATTCATTTGTAATTGTACATTTTCATTATTATAACCCAAGATTTTCATGGTAGTATGTTCATAAGCAGTGTCTTTATACACCTTTGGAACAAACTCATCACCTCTTCGATAACCAACAATTACAAGTCTAGTTCCTCTTTTAAACCATGATTCATCAAGAATTTCCTTCTTTTCTCCCCTTACATCAACTATTTTCTTGTCATAATGTAAGAACGCACCCTTGTGATATTTTACTGGTATAACTCCGTACTGAGTTGATAGATATACAATATGTTTATCTTTATCCTTATCAACAACCGTTCCTGCAATTATACCAAGCTCGTACCTAGGAAATCTTTTTCTACCATATGTTTTCCACTCAACAATGTTGTCAGGTTGAAGTTCATTGAAGTCAATAATATCAAAATATTTATCAAGTGGTACGTAGTCGAGTTCATGTTTATCGGAATAGAAAACAACTGTTTCCATTTCCCACTGTTCTTCAATGCCCATACAGTTTTCTTTCCAAAATTCTTGTTTCTTTTTACGATTGAATGCCTGTAATGCTTCGGGGCTGATAACCCATTGCCTTAAAGGTTCAATAATCTTTTTGTAAATTTTGTCAAATGACTTTTGTTCAACCACAAGTACACCATCAACAAAATCATACTTAATATCTTTTTTCTCTCTAGCAAAATTCATAAACTGTTTTTCGATTTCCTTTGTCATAGGAACCTTATTTCTTCCAAACAGTTTATTCCTAAAAGTATATACCCATAGTTCTTCTGTAAATTTACCTTTAGGTATAAATTCAATTAATGAAGGTAAGTTAGTTAATGTTAGTTTTGCATTTCCTTTAACAACTAAATCAACGTACTTAATCATTAATTGTCTTCTTTTAATATCAGGATATAACCCATCAAAGCAACCTGACTTAATAACTGTTACGCCTTTCTTTTCACTCATTGTATTATCTCGCCAAACAAGATTACCTTCATCATCAAGAACATCAGGTTTGCCTACAATAGCCCTTTCAACAAAATCTTCCAATGATGTAAAAGGTCGTTTTTCCATTATTACATTAAGTGCATCTTTACCTAAACCTGATATTGGTTTTAGTCCAAACAATATTTTACCTTCAGATTCAAGTGGTGTAAATCCTTTACCTGAACGGTTAATATCAGGATTTAATACAAGACCTCGCATATCACCAACAGCCTTTGCAACAGCACCGTAGTTCGTATTTCCTTCACGTTCTCCAATTAAACCTGAGTTAACTGTTAAACACGCAGTCTTCCAATAAATAACGCCATATCTTGTTGCAAGATTTAACTCTTGCATAAGAATCATTGTATATCCTGCGATATGAGGTAAACTAAACGAATAACCAAACTGAGGAGCAAACAGTACATACCAAACGTAGTCACGCATCTCATCCCTACAATTAGTTTTTTTACATCCTTCAACAAACATCTCACGGCATTCATCAAGAATTTCTTTTTTCTTTTTAGCAACACCTTTTCTTAATTTGTTTGCCTCCAATAAACCAAAATCTGCAATTGATGGGTCCATTGAAAGTAACATCATGGCCTCCTGAGTGTCACACATCCCGTAGTTTTGTGATAAATAACTTTTCAACAGTTCCTGTTCTTCAACAGTTAAACCTGCTTTATTCATTTCATTATACCACTCATTAATATCTTTTTTATGACGGACATATTTATCAAGCGGTGATTCTCCACCTTCTGGTGAAAGCCTCATCAATGAGTTTCCTGCCTCTAACTCATAAAAACTTTGTGGATAAATCTTTTGTACTGCTTGTGAACCTACAGCAGAATCAAATTGGAAAGCATCAAGAATTTGTCCTTCAAATAACAATTTGAACATTTCAGGTTCTTCCATCTCAAGTACATCAGGGTGTAAATATTTTTCATAGGTAGCACGTAAAGTACCTTGCCATTCCATTTTACCTGCATCAAGTAATAAATCCATACAAGAACGTTCGCGGTCCAAAGCGTTTATTGTTAAAAAGTCGAGTTTTAGTCCACCTTGGTAATCAGAATCGCCCATATTAAATTGAGTAACATACTGACCACCTGTAGTTTTCATCATAGCATTTTGTGATAGATAACCATCATTATAAATATAAACACCACTTGCATGAACAGATCTTCCTGATACTAAACCTTCAATAGTTTCGATTGCCTCGAGAAGTCCGGGATACTGTTGAAATTCTTCAACCAATTCCTTAACAGGTTT